TCGTGGCCACAGACGGAAGCACCCCCGCGCATTTGTCGGACAGTGCCAACCTGTTTGGAGAAAAACATTTTCATGACGGCATGACCATACGGGTTCAGACGACGAGCGGCACAAATGACGGGGATTATACAATCGCGACCCGTGGAGTAACCAGGGATGGGATACTGTTAATTTCTTCTGACAGCCTCACGACTGAAAGCGCCTCCACCGCAGGCACGGTGACAATCTCACAGGTGATTTACAAACCATCAGTCACTTCAGGGTGCCCATTCTGCGGCAGCTTGAACAGCAGATAAGGAGATTGGAAATGGCTTTCAGTTATGCAGGAGATTTAACGGGCGCTGCGCCGATTATCCGGCGTTTCCCGGTTGATGCGGACCTATACCAGGGCCAGTTGCTGATGTGGTCCTCTGACGCCGGCGGGATTGTTCAGCCCGCTGCGGACGGCGCGTCGGCCGACCCTGACGCGACCACCAAGATCGCGGCGCTCTGCACGGGCATTGTGACGAGCCCGGCGTTTAACGCGACCTATAAGGGCGACATGGGGGATTACGACACGACCCAGGCGGACCAGCTGGCAAACTCGCCTGTTGGCTGCGCCATGGCGGAGTGCGTCATTATCACCCCGACCACGCTGATCAAGGCCCCGATTGTCAAGGATACCATCGGCACCGCGCCGGAGCGGAAGGCTTGCACCACGGGGTCCTCGGATGGCCTGACCTTCGTTGTGGCGACCATCGATACCACGGTTAGCCAGTATTCGACGGTTTACTGTTCCAAGGGAGCCAACAGGGGAATTTCCCGCATCGTGACCACGGGCGCAACGACAACCCAGACGGTCTTGATTGCGTTCCCCTATGACATCGCCGTCGGTGATGAGTTCTGCATCGCAAACATCAAAGAGGGATTCGCAAAGATCAATTTTGACACCCAGTTCCAGGGCATCGACAGTTCGGATGCGCTTACATATCCCTACTACGTCTATGTCCACGAACTCAACCTTGAAGAGTCTGGGAAGGAATACGCCGTATTCGCGTTCTCGACTCGTCATCTACTTTAAGGAGGTGTCAATATGGGCTCACCATTAACCGACAAACAATTCGTCAGGTTGCTCGATGATCGCTTGACCAAGGTTTACAACAACCAGTACAAGGCGCTCCCGTCGATCAAGGAGAAATTCTTCAAAATCATCAAGTCCAAGAAGGCGTGGGAAGAGTATTTCAGCGTCGGCTCCATCCCCGATCCCGAAGCGTTCAACGGTATTATCCAGTACCAGAGTGTTTCGCCGGGGTATCACACCAAGATTGAACCGTTGGAGTATGCCGGTGGAATCACGATCCAACGCCGGTTGCTGGATACGGACCGGTACGACATCATCGAGGGGATGTCGAAGAAACTGGCGACGGCGGCAAATCGCAAGATGAACAAAATCGCGCATGAGCCGTTCTACCATTTCGATTCCACGGCGTTCACCTACACCGTCTCGGAAGAGGGCGTGGCTTTGTGCAGCAATTCGCACACCACAAAGGCCCCCGACGTCTCCACCGCCACCGGGTTCGACAATCTCGCCACCTTGGCCTTTGACGCCACGAACCTTGAAGCGTTGCGGATTCAAGGCAAGGGATTAAGGGATGACATCGGAGAGCGGATTGAAACCAATTTCGACACCATCATTCACGGCACCAATCTGGCGGAATCGGTGTGGACGGTTATGAACTCCCAGGGGGCCACCGGCGACAACCTGAACGATGCCAATTTCCAGAAGGGCAGATGGAAGGCGATTGAACTGCCCATGCTGGATGACCACGACACAAATGATTGGTTCATTGTCGATTCCCAGGCCATGAAAGAATATTTGCTCTGGATTGAGGGCGTCCCGCTGGAATTCAATTCAACAACCGATTTCGACACGATGATTCGTAAGTATGCGGATTACTTCGTATGCGGTTGGGGGTTCGTAGATTGGCGCTGGATCATAGGATCATCTGTTAGTTAATTCAATAACTTGATGATGCTTTGTTCTTTGATAATTAAATAACTTGACGCTGAGCGTATATCATGTTACATGCTCATACAAAATAACCATATGGGGTGTGCAACATGACATTGACTTATTCTTGCGTAGTTTGCGGTAAAGAGTTTCAGCCAATTCGCATAGGGCAAACGTACTGCTCTAAAAGATGTAAAAACCGTTCGGATAAGAACGATAGGCGGTTTAGTGGGGTGCGCGACTATGTGATTGGGAGAGATGGTTTTAGGTGCGTTCGATGTGGATCGGAAACAATGTTGATTGTCCACCATAAAGACAGGATACGCACCAATAATGACCCATCAAATTTAATTACCCTTTGTCGTTCTTGCCATAAAAAAGAACATTTTGAAATTGTTTCGGGTGAGACTAAAAAGTGCCTGATTTGCGGTGAGCCATTTTCTCCGATGGAAACTAAACGCAAGGCACAAAAACTGTGTCGAAGAAAGTCATGCTCCGCCAAGTGGAAGGCAATTCAAAAACGCAGTCCACATGAAGAAAGGTCGTGTATCATTTGCGGCAAGTCCTTCATGCAGAAACATTCTCGGCACTTCTGCTGCAATGATGAATGTACGACTATCAACAATGACCGGAAAAAGGCCGAACGGTATGCCAATAAACGGGAAGAGCTGATAGAAAAGCAAAAACGATATTACCGGGAACACCGGGAAGATCGAATGGCATACATCAGGAAATGGCAGGCAGAGAATCCAGAAAAGGTTAAGGCGTATAAAGAGAAAAACGCTTTAAAATAGTAACGGCGGTTAGTTTAGTACCCTTCGGGGATCACTAAGACCCGTATTGAGTCGAAAGACTTGGTACGGGTTTTTTATTTTGAACGGTCCTCCCCTCTTCGCTATCGGAATGAAGAGGGAGAGGATTCAACCCCTCTATGGCCTGGCCGATCAGGCGTGCGGAGGAAAGGAGAAGAAAAATGAGTGTTCCGAGAGAATACCGGGCATATGTGGCCAGTCAGTTGGGGACGATCCCCGGCGAAGTTTCCGTTCTGGTCTCAAGCCGAACGAGCAACGCAGGCACGTTTCTGACCCATAAGGGCGTCACGGCAGGATCCATCTATACGTCCATCGCAACGGCAGAGGACGCGACCACCACGCAGCGGAATGACACCATCCTTGTTACCCCGGAGTCTCACGCATGGCGCGGGGATTCCAACGCGACCGCAGCGGCGTTGACGTGGGACAAGACCAATACGCACGTCCTGGGGATGTCCCCCTCGACGCTTGCCGGATATACCCGCGCACGGTTCAGCCATTCAGGGTACACGATGGCAAATTTCCTCACCGTTTCCGGGGCCGACAACTTCTTCAAGAATTTGCGGTTCATGCACGGCTCATCGACGGGCGCTGCCTCTGACCTGACCTGTGCGATTGTTTCCGGTGACGGCAACCGTTTTGAGATTGTGGCCTTCGCAGGCCCGAACGATGCGACGCAGGCGGCAACCGCCGGATATCTCGGCGTAAGGGTGAGTGGATCGCACAACTATTTCAAGGGGTGCATGTTCGGATCGGTGAATGACATCGACCGCAGCGCCGCTAACGCGATTCTCAGCTTCGACACCGGATGTGGGGCGTGGAATATTTTCGAGAACTGCGTCTTCCGCAGCCGTTCCGGGGGCGGGCAGGCAACCGCCTATTTCATCAACGACAAGGTGACGGATACGGTTGTCGATTGCACGGCGGTTTTCCTGAATTGCCAATTCATCCATTCAGGAACGGCGCTGACGCTGGCCATCGCAAAGGCGGCGAATACGTCACGAAGCCTCTATTTCGACAATCGTTGTACGTTCACGAACGTGACCGACATCGTTGCCGACGCTCGGAATGCTGAAGTTATTTGGGGCGCGGCTGGTTCCTCGCCTGACGGTTCGGCCCTGAACGATAAGTTGTACCTCGGTATCGGACAGACGCCTATCCATACCGCGTAACCTTTAAACCCCGACGGGCGGCGGGAGCAAGCCGCCCATAATAACATAACACACCGGGGATACTGAGAAGCCCCCGAGACTAAGGAGACGGATTCATGGCAAACGCTTCATATATCATCGTTAAAGACGGCGATAAGACACGGAAAGCAACCTATCGGGAATTTTACGGCCCTTTGGATAAGGGGGCGGCAAAGCCTTCGTTCTGCTACCCAACGCGCAAGCAGGATATGAAAGACGAGATTGACAAGATGGAACGAGCCTTGTCGACCGGCTACATCCAGAAAGAACGAGAGATGGAGAGCAAGCGGAAACTTAAAGAGAAGAAGGCCCGTCTGGATCAGATCAACGAGCAGGAAACGGCGGCGCGAAAACTATTTGCCGGCAACAAAGATAAATGGATGGAACGACGGGACGCCCTTGCCGAAGAGATCAGGGAGACCATGCCTTCTCGGGATGCGGTGCGTAAAAAAATCGTTAATCCGTTCAGCGTCTTAAAAAAGGAGAAGGGTGGCCTTGAAGAGAAAAAGCGCGAGTATATCGTCTTGTCCAGATTGGCCGGCGAGGAAAGCAATGTTTCCTATTTGCAGAAAGATAAGGACTAACCCATGTCTTTAGCGTCCGCGATCCTTACGGCCACGGGGTATAGGTTGGGCGGCGGAATCACCATTTCCGCAACAAGCGACCCATCACAGGCGACTTGCCTCCAATGGCTGAACGAAATAGCCTTATGGATAACGGGCATATGCGCGGAGCAGGGCTCGGATCTTGGGCGCACGATAGGCACGATTACAACCATCGCGGCAGACATATCAGCGGCCTCCAAGGCTTCCCCGTGTTCCATCACGGCGACGGCCCACGGTTTGATTTCGTCGGGCACGTGCGAGGTCTTGGTCAAAGACGTTTCCGGTATGACGGAGCTTAACGATACCGAATATACGGCGACCTATGTGTCTACCAATGCCGTCACCCTGGGCATCGATTCGTCGAGTTATACGGCCTATACATCCGGTGGGTATGTGACCAAGCGGAAGTATTCAGATCTTGCCGCAAATATCTACGTTCCGGCGCAAGAGGCGTGGATCGTGGATGACCATCAGCGAAAACCAATTTTGTTATGTGATGAATCATGCCTCACGGAATATGACCCCGTAGAGGCGGTGGAGCCGTCAGAATACTATATCGACGGGGCAAACAACGTCTGCTTCCCATCCTATCCCGATGATGTCTACACGATAAAAATACCCTACTGGCAAATGCCGACGGCATTGACGGAGATAACGGACACCGTGCCGTTTCTTGGGTTGATGGACAATGTTTTCATCGAGGCATTGACGTGGCGGGCGCAGAACCGGGACGAATACGACACCACGATGGAATTGAAATGGCAATCCTTCCTTCTGGACAGGGTGCGTAATGCCATTGCGATGCGTAAACGCACGAAGACAAAAGTGGGCTTGTAATGGCAACCTTTTCTACCAGACATAAAGATAGCCTGTACCGCGGGAAATGGACGCAAGGTTTCTCTTTCAAGACCTTTGTGGATGGCCTGAACCAGGAGATATCGCCTAACTTCCTGCCGACCACAGCATTGACCAGGTGCAAGAATATCCGATATTTCGCGGACAAGACGCCGGAGGGCGAGCCCATTGTGCAGGTCCAGAAGCGCCAAGGAACCGAGGCGGTCAGCCTAGGCGCATTGGCTTCGGCGGTCACAAGCTGCACTTATTATATCGCCGACGCCCATTACATCGTTGCGACGAACGATAAGGTTTACGAGCTGAACTCTTCGACTTTTTTGCCTGTTGAGATAGGGACGATCGAGGGACGGGCAAGCTACACGGAGTTCCACGGGAAGCTCATCATTCATGACGGCGGGGTGACGAAGGCGTGGGACGGGACAACCTTCGAGACATTGAACTGCC